TGAACTCATGGAAAAGTGGACTAAAGCCAAGTTAACACGTGAGCAATTCGGGCAGATATTAGCCCAAACGGTCTGTTATAAAAACACGGCGGCAACACGTGCAGAACAAGGTAACCCAGTAAATGAACGGTTAATGAACTATCTGCTTTACCGTTTTGAGGAAGAAATCCCAGAACTAGGCCAAACGTTTTGGGCGGCATATAATGCACTCACTCACTGGTCAACCCATACTAATGAAACATGGACGGGTGATGATGGCATTGAACGAGCCACAGGCCGTAAAACCCAGCGTAAAGAAGTAACCCAGCGAGTACGGGGTGAACATGTCCGCAATGTGACTGAATCCCCATCTTGGAAGTATCTGGAAGGAATAGCGGCTTAATGCTTGAAATAGTCTTGTTTGTTTATCGGTCTGCGGTGCTGATATTCTTGTGTTTATTAATTGCCGCGTTTTTGCAAATATCCTAATGCCCAATGTGGCAGAAAGAACTAACAACATGTCTAAATATTTACCGAAAGAATTGATTGCCCGTTTTAGTGAATTGTCTGATGACTTTGAAAAGGTCATTAGGGCGGATGAACGCCAACGCATCAAAAAGCTTATTGATGATGAACTGGTCAAAACAGTGCGCCAGCCTATTGCAATGGGTGTTGCCACTGGTTTGCACGGTGAACCGTTAACCGTCCAGCCAGTCAAAAAGACTACCAACAAGTACTTTATGAACAAAAACGCGGTAAAGGTGCTTGGCTATCTTGAACGGGGTTTTGTGGCAGTTCCTACTATTGCTGGTAATCTGAATCTGAAAAAACAAACTGTTTATGCGTATATCCATATCATCAAAAAGAATGGTTATAACATCCAGACCCGCAATACTGGAACCCGTCGCAATGGCTATCATAGAATATACAGGGTTGCGGCTTAGTCTGTTTTGTGGTTTAACAATGGGGCGGGCAGGTTTGCCCGTCCATATCAACAACCGATAGAGTAGGGTTTATCTAATGCAAGTTCAAATATTCGCACATGAAACACACGTTCATAATGTTAAAGAAGTTGGCAATGCTGTTGTTACAGCCAAACGCACTAAGCATAAGGGCTTTGATGTGTTCAAGCTTTATGGCACTAATCAGGATGGTTCAGCTTTTGAAGTTAACATTTTCTTGGACTCAGGCCAGAAGATATCCCAGATGGTAGGCAATGCGGGCGATCAGGATTCATACAAAAAGGCGAATCCCGCAGTCGGCTATAAGGTATCATCTGAATAAACTGGTTACTGTTTTACCTCCCTACTTAGCCCCGTCACCTAGTTGGCGGGGTTCTTTTTTGCCCACATGCCAGTTAATACCCAATAGCGTTGTATTGGCGGGATAATCCGGCGGGGCTTGTGTTCGGGTGGTGTTATGATTAATGGCATCAAAAGCAATCATTTCAAAATTACCAGCATGACAAATGACAAATTACCTGTCACGCGAGCGCGGGCGCGAATATATAGGTGGCGTTATGTGGCGGGGATATGTGGCGGGGTTGTCAGGCGGTGGGGCAACCTCGGCAATCTTGGCAAGAAGAAAATAAAAAATCCTATATGGCGCGGGCGCGCAAGGGACACCCCACCCCCCGGCATATGCCTAGCAATGTCGCCATCGATTTTGTATTTGGGGGGTTATCGGGGTAGGTAAAAAACAGTGCTTTGGGGTAACCCACTGGGGTACTCCCGGCATGTGTGCTGCGGGGGGGTGTATCCCGGCGGGTTATACCCCAGTATACCTACGAATGTTCAATTTGTCAAGCTTTATTTTTTTTTAGTTGACATTTAGGTAAAACATAGTCATAATAGGGGCGTAGGTTGAGTTTGTAATTAGCACATCTCCCCAATTTCAAAAGCACATTTGCACAAAAAGAGTGAGATTGCGGCTACACACGCTCTACCTACCCCCATTTAACCGAAAGATAACCCTATGTTCACCGCAATGCTGCTTATATGCAACGTGTACATGCCTAATTCATGTATAATAGCTGAAGATTCGTGGGGGCCGTACGCTACAAAGGCTGAATGCACCACACGAATAGGTGTAATGATAGGCGAAGTAAAAGAAATAGCCCCAAACATGTTTGTAAAAGCTACACAGTGTGAGTTAACCGTCGAAAAAGGAACGAACACGTGAACTTGCTACCCCAACCACAAGTCAAAAAGCGGGAATTGACCCCCCAACAGGTACAATTCCTAGACATACTGTTTGAAAACGGTGGTCAAGTCACTGCAGCAGCCGTAGACGCAGGATACGCAAAGGGTAGTGCCGCGTGGTTACGAAGACATCTAGCTGATGAGATAGTAGACCGCACAAAAGACGTACTGTCTATGAACGCACTCAAAGCAGCCAACCGATTAGTAGACACAATCGACAACCCCGCCCCCGAACGAGGTGACGATCTACGTCTAAAGGCCGCTGAGAGCCTGTTGAACCGTGTTGGCGTCAAACAAGCAGAACAAATTAACCACAACGTAACGGCAGTACACGGCGTAGTCCTGCTGCCACCAAAGAAAGAGGTCGTGATCGATGGCTAAAAAACGTAAACTGTTAACTGAAAATGATTTGTACGCAGGTGAACCTCCTAAAGACATGGCTATGGCCTTTCGTAGAGTAGGTCCACGCCCATCTATACTTTTAGGTCAAGCTTTGGGTGCTTTCAAGAAGTCAACAAAGAAGAAACAAGAATACACAAATATCGATGGTATGAAAATAGCAATCAGAAAAAACCACCGTGGTCGCAAAGCGGCGGGATCATCGGAGAAAAACTAATGAGAAGTGATCGTGAAATACTAAGATTGGCTATTGAAAACATAAAAGAACTAACAGACGAAGAGTTTGATCGTCACAAAGAATTGAAGAAGATGCCTATCAAAGAAAGATACAGCACAAACAGAATGGCAATGGGTGGCAAAGCTTCTCGTGGTCGTAGCGCGGCGTCTAGCGCGGAGAAGAACTAGGTGGCAGGACGCCCAAAAAAGGACCCCGACGCACCCAAAGCCACGTACAACCTGTCCGTAAAGGAACGTGCGCGTCGTGCTGTCCAAAAGAAACTTAACGCAGCCAAGCGTCGTGCTAAAAAAACAACAAAAGCAGCAGAAGACAAACGACGTTACGCCCGCAGACTAGAAAACGATATAGGCAAAGTAGAGAAAGCCCTTGTTGGAAAAGAGACAACAGTTATCGACAAAGGTGATCTTACTGATTTACCTGCTGCGGTTGCCGACCTCGTTGAAGATAGCGAAGTTGTATTCCAGCCGAACCCCGGTCCCCAAGAAGAGTTCCTTTCCGCTGGTGAACGTGACGTGTTATACGGCGGGGCTGCTGGCGGCGGTAAGTCGTTTGCCCTTCTTGCCGATCCTCTTCGTTACTGCCACAACCCTAACCATCGTGGCCTACTGCTTAGACGTACTCTCGACGAACTAACCGAACTGATTGACAAGTCACGCCAACTGTACCCCAAAGCGTTTCCCGGTGCAAAGTTTCGTGAGTCAAAGTCTACGTGGCACTTCCCATCTGGTGCAACCATCTGGTTCACCTACCTCGACAAAGACAAAGACGTAACACGCTTTCAAGGACAAGCGTTTAACTGGATAGGCATAGATGAAATCACACAGTATCCTACACCGTATGTGTGGGACTATTTGCGTTCTAGGCTTCGTTCTACTGATTCTGAACTTCAGCAACACCTGTACATGCGCTGCACAGCCAACCCCGGAGGTGTGGGTGGCTGGTGGGTCAAAAAGATGTACATCGATGGAACACCAGAAAACAAAGCTTACCCTGCTTTTGACTTAGACACGGGCAAGCCGTTTGTTTGGCCCCACAACCACGAAAAGGCAGGACAGCCTCTGTTCTATCGCAAGTTCGTTCCTGCACGGCTAACAGACAATCCGCACCTTATGGCAGACGGACAGTACGAGTCCATGCTACGATCACTTCCCGAAGTTGAACGCAAACGACTTCTTGAAGGGGATTGGGATGTAGCAGAGGGAGCAGCCTTTCCTGAGTTCTCA